TGTGCGAAACGCCTGATCTAACAGACAGGGATAGGCAAGACGCCCTCGATCTGGCAAAGAGCAATTTATACACTATTTTAGATAAAAAACCATTTAAAAAATGTTTTAAAGAAACTCCAGAAATTGTTAAAAAACGAGGTCAATCAATAACTACAGGTAATAAACTTTTACCTAAGAACTGTTCATACTGTGGTTATAGAGAACATTGCTGGCCTAAGTCTTCTTACGAACGAAAACCATCTATACGACCAGATTCAAAAGCACATGCTTGGTATGCTAAGTACGTAACCTCAGAGCTATAATATGCCCATATATTTAACAGATAGGGTGACTGAATTTGATATTGAGCATAATGATAACGCTTATTTTGTATATTTTGATTCTTTAAAAAAAGACAACAATATGATTACTACTCTTATGCTAAGAGATAAAGACAATGGTATACCTGTAATATACAGAACCAATATGTCTGACTCTGGAAATTGGTTACAAGATTATAATAATAATAATATAGATTATTTAAAAGAAATTAATAAGTGTGTTTCTTTAATTAATAAAATAATTGCAGAAAATAAATTATTAGTGTTTCCCATGCACTCTTTTAATGTAATACTTCACAGTATGGATGAAGAGATTGCTGATTTATATAGAGATAGGTTGGAGCATGTTATTAAAAGCTCAAGTTTAAAAAGGGATTTTGTAAGTCATGCGCTATCGTTCAAACTTTGAATCAGAGGTAGGCAGGGCTTTGTATGAGAGGGGTGTTGATTTTAAATACGAACCTGATAAGATACCCTTTCAACCAAAACCAAGAGTGTACATACCTGATTTTTATGTTCCAGATAATGATTTTTACATTGAAGTTAAAGGTCGGCTTATTCAAGGAGATCGTGTTAAGCATGTTCTTGTTAAAGAACAAAACCCTGATATAGAAATAAAGTTTCTATTTCAAAATGCCAGACAGAAAATTTATAAAGGTTCTAAAACTACTTACTCTGAGTGGGCTGAAAAGCATGGGTTTGAGTGGTCAGAAAAAAGATTGCAAACGGAGTGGTTTAATGGAAGATGATATTGAGAATAAAATTGTTTTACTGCCAGAGTCAGAGCAAACTGATATAGCTATGGAATCTATGCAGCTTGCAGATAGTAGGCTTTACATAATTCTTCACGCAAAAGACGAGGATAATGTCTCTGTACGAATGTATGACACTACTGGTGGAGAAGAAATTACAGGGGCGCATGTTCTTCTTCACGGTTTAATTCACCTGCTTGACAACGATTATGACGAAGTTGTAGAGTACGGACATCAGGCAATAATTGAAAAACTTATGGAGTCGGGAGAAGAAGACTTTAACATAAGAGACTTATCGGATAACGTAGTCCACGTAACATTTAGTAAGGATAATTAAATGTCAGATAGAGACTATAGATACGAACATGAGAGCCATGAAGACTATATGATACGGCGGTTAAAACAGGAGAGAAAAGCCCTAGAACAACAGATAGGGGGAGATCATTATAAAGATTGTGGTATACAGCCTGTTGAGTATATTCATGCAAATAAATTAGATTACTTTGAAGGTAATGTTGTTAAGTATGTTACTAGGCATAGGACAAAGGGAGAGGGACGAAAAGATATAGAAAAGGCAATTCACTATGCTCAATTAATATTAGCACTATATTATAATACTGGGAAGGAGACAGATGTCTAATAACTATTTACCTACTCTTTATCAAGAGTTCATACACTTATCACGTTACTCTCGTTGGTTAAATGATGAGGGAAGAAGAGAGACTTGGCCGGAAACAGTAGGTAGATATTTTTCATTCTTTAAAGAGCATTTAAAAGAGTTACATGACTATAACTTACCAGATGATCTTGCAGAAGAGTTAGAGGAAGCAGTTCTCTCTCTAGAAGTAATGCCCTCTATGCGCTGCTTAATGTCAGCAGGAGAAGCCCTAAAGCGAGAGAACATAGCTGGTTATAATTGTTCCTACGTCGCCATTGATCGTGTGCAATCTTTCGATGAGATACTTTATATCCTTATGAACGGTACTGGTGTAGGGTTCAGTGTTGAGCGACAGTTTGTTTCCAAGCTTCCAGAAGTAGCGGAAGACTTTAGTCATACAGATTCTACTATACTTGTAGCAGATAGTAAGATGGGATGGGCAAAGGCATTAAAAGAACTTATTGGTATGCTATACGTGGGGCAGATACCTAAGTGGGACTTATCTAAAATACGTCCGGCAGGCTCTCCTCTTAAAGTCTTTGGTGGCAGGGCGTCAGGCCCAGAACCTCTAGAGTCACTGTTTGAGTTTTGTGCAAAGATATTTCAAGGTTCAGCAGGTCGCAGGCTTAATTCTATAGAGTGTCACGACATTGTATGTAAGATAGGTGAGATTGTTGTAGTTGGTGGTGTGCGTAGGTCTGCTCTCATTAGCTTGTCTAATCTATCGGATGATCGTATGCGTCACGCAAAGGCTGGTCAGTGGTGGGAAGCTAATCCACAAAGGGCGTTAGCTAACAACTCTGCTTGCTATACAGAAAAACCAGACATAGGCATCTTTATGGATGAGTGGAAAGCTCTGTACGACTCTAAGTCTGGTGAGCGCGGCATATTCAATCGTGAGTCTGCTGTAAGTATGGCTGATAAGAACGGACGTAGAGAGACAGAAGGCTGGGAGTTTGGTACTAATCCTTGCTCAGAGATCATACTGAGGGATCGTGAGTTCTGTAATCTATCTGAAGTTGTTGTACGATCAGATGATACCCCTCAAACTCTGAAGAGAAAAGTACGATTAGCATCTATACTAGGTACTATTCAATCAACACTTACTAATTTTAAATATGTATCTAAAACGTGGCAAAAGAATTGTTCAGAAGAGAGACTACTTGGTGTATCTCTTACAGGTATAATGGACTGTACGCATACTAATGGAAAGTATCTTACACACAAAGAGTTACCTGAACTATTAGAAAATCTAAAAGAAACAGCAATAAATACAAATAAGAAGTGGGCAGAAGAGATTGGTATTGCTCAGTCGGTTGCTGTTACCTGTGTCAAGCCATCTGGCACAGTTAGTCAGCTTACTGACGCAGCCTCCGGCATACACGCAAGACATAATCCTTTCTACATACGTACAGTGAGGGGTGATAAGAAAGACCCCTTGACAAAGATGATGACGGAGTGTGGATTTCCTGTAGAGAACGATGTTATGAAACCAGAACATACTTCTGTGTTTTCATTTCCTATGAAAGTAGGAAGAGGCGCAGTCTTTCGTACAGATATGTCAGCCGTTGAGCAACTGGAACTGTGGCTCATATATCAAAAGCATTGGTGCGAACATAAACCGTCTGTTACAATCTCAGTTAAAGAGCATGAGTGGATTGATGTAGGTGCGTGGGTGTATAAACATTTTGAGTATATGAGTGGAGTATCGTTTCTACCTTTTAGTGACCACACCTACCAGCAAGCACCTTATCAAGACTGTACGGAAGAAGAGTATAAAGATTTGTTGAGGACAATGCCTAAGAATGTTGATTGGAACAAGCTGTCTGATTGGGAGAGCATTGATATGACAACAGCATCACAGGAGTTAGCCTGTACTGCAGGGGCCTGCGAGATAGTAGACCTAGTGTAATGATAGAAGTTTCTGTAGATTCCAACGTAATAGAATTATCAAAGTCTAGGGCTATTAAGATGGGTATAATTAATAACTCTATTATGCAGGGTGATGGTTCTGTAGCAGGATTTATAGGGGAGTACATAGCTGCAGATATATTAGATGGTGAGATAATGGATACGTATGATTATGACATACTGTTACGTAACCGTGACACAGTAGATGTAAAGACTAAACGTGTTTCTTCAGCACCTAAAGATTACTATTCCTGTTCTGTTGCAAACTACAACACCAAACAGAAATGTAGTTACTACGCCTTTACAAGAGTTCTTAATAATATGAGCAAGGCTTGGTATCTAGGAAAGATATCTAAAGAAAGATTTTACGACATAGCAACTTTTCATAAAAAAGGAGACGTTGATCCAGATAACAGTTTTGTTTTTCGAGCAGACTGTTATAATATACCTATAAGGGAGTTAGAATAATGAGTAAGAAAAGTCAGATGGCCCTTCTGTATAACTTTAAAGTAAGTTTAAATACAAACGGAGAGCTTGTTGTTGATTGGGAAGGACCACCGTCGTCACAAGATGTAGAAAATGCGTTTGATTCTTGGAATGATGATTACGAACAGACAAAAAAAATAGCCTCGCTATGTGATCATTTGCGAGACTACAGTAATTTTCAGTATGATGAGATTAGAAAGCTACTTTCTGCTTAGAAAATAGCTAAATTAATGCTGGGTAGGGTACAGTCCATGTACAGAAGAAAGGGTATCTTTGTAGGGTAGGGGTGCCAAGACATAAGAGAAGGACATTCAGCGGGGCTTTACGGTCCCGTTTTTTTTAAATTATTTCTTCTTTTCGTGTTTTATAGCACTTTCGTAATATATTATGATTTGTTTCTGTTGTTCGATGTATCTTTTGATTTCAGACATATTCAGAGCAAGAGTTTCATAATCTCTGACACTTATTGCGTAGAATAAAAAGCTACCAACATCCTTTTTAAACTTGTTCTTAAACTTATTGAAGTTTTCCTCTGTCACTACATAGAACTTAATATCGTTCATATCTACAGGACGGGGACGAGGCTGTACAGGAATCTTTCTCTGTACCTCTATCGTGCTTACCTTTAACTCCTTGGTCTTATTCCAAGAGAAACACCCGCTAGTTAGAAGCAGGAGTGGTAATACGCTCAAGACTGTTAAATAATTTTTTAGTGCCATTGTTTATCTTCTTCTCTACTAGGTCAGGCTTCTGCTGACTCAATCTTGTTAAGTCGTGCTTTCTAAGTGCGCCTATTAACTTGTTCCTATATTTGTTTGCTACCTCTAACTTAGATTGAAGCCCTTGGTTAAGTTTGTCAAACCTCTCTCTGTCTTCTACCATAGTTTTAATAGTATTGTCTTGTTGTTGCTTTGCTGTCTCCAGCTTGGCATTATTCTTTGTAAGAATAGAGATACGTTCTTGAGTATCCTTGTAGTAATAGTACCCGCCATAAGCGGCTGATCCTACAAAGCCAAGAACTATAATTAACACATATACTTTTAGCATCATGTTACTTGCCTTTAGACATATACGCAGTCATTCCCATGTACGCTCCCACAACTCCTGCCATTCCTATGTAGAAAGTTGCAAAGAGTGATCCTAACGCTGCAACTCTGGAGTCAGGAAAAATTGGAAGAAATACAAGAGCAGTAAAAGTTATCATAACGATAAGGGATACCCATGCCATGCGTCGTTGGGCATCCATCTTCTCTGCATTTTCTATGGCTTCCATAGTTGCAAGTTCTTTATCACTAATAATGCCGTCTCCGTCTAGGTCTAGTTCAGAGTACTTGCTATCTTTTTCTAGTTTCTTTTGTTTTGCCATATTTAATCTCTATTGTAATCTTGGATTTTCTTTTTCTCTTTTAATTTCGTCTAGCCTTC